CGTTGCCCCAGAAGCGGCCATCGGCTGCGACCCAGCCAGTGAGGGTCTGAATGCTGGCGGCTTCGGGGGATTCGTACATCACGACTTTTTCTTCAGACATGACTTCGTCCTTGCCGCTATAGCGGCTAAAATATGTACAAGGGAATTGGAGCCGTACAGGTATTGAAACCAGCCGTCCGTAACCGCTTCGGCGCCGTTGCGCTTCGTTCGATCAGGTCTATCTTTAGAGGAGTTTTAAGCCCCTATCAAGGAACAGGCAGGAGGGCGGTATGAGGCTTCGCGGCGACATCTTCTGGGCTTGGGCAGATCCCGAGATCCACAACCGAACACATGATGAAACTCTCAGTAATGGAACTCACATCGACGTGCAGGTCAGGCTATCGCGTACCGGCGAAACTCAAATGTTCATCGGTGTTTATGCTGCAGGTGGCATGGCGTTGCATGAAGAAACGGTTAACCCAAGGCCGGGTGAATCGATGACCAGAGCTATGGCTTGGGGCGTAGGCCGAGCTCGTCAGTTGGCTACTGCTGGAAGTGCGAGTCGTAAGTCAGCGTCATCGAAATAGCGGCTGACTTTGAAGGGGAAGTAGATGTAACTGAAGGTGGCTTTGTGCTATATGAGTTTTTTAGCCGAGGGAATTGCAATGTCATCCAACTATCAAGCTCAGTACAAATCTTCAGCAACTCAGCAGTGGCAAACGAAAACGTACGGATCTGAAATGGGTTGCATGCAGGAGTTGGCTCGACTTCGTGAAAAGTATCCGTTTGCCCGTGTAATTGATCCCGCAGGTCGCGTGGTTAGCTAGAGCGAGGTAGCGCAGCTTTATGCCGCGCTTCTTTACTGAGCTTTTGGCAACTTTCCAGCTCATCAATCCGCTGATCCGGTGCGTTCAGGCGCTGCTGCAGTGCGTCACGCTCGGCGGTGAGTCGGGCGAGTTTGGCAGTGCTTGCGCTGGCCTCGATCATCGGCAGCCAACCAACAGGTGTGCCGACGCCCTGCGTGAAGTGGTCGTGAGTCCAGCACCATCCTGCGAATCGCCAAACGTCCTCGCCGTCGTGGTCGAAGTTGTTCGCGCCAATGGTCGGAGCCTCGTCAGCATCTTCAGTCGAATGCTCATCGAAGCTGACCAGCAGGCGAACCAGCGTTCCATCCTTTGGAGCGCTTTCCATGTCGCGCCATTTCGGATCGTGGTTTTCTTGGGATCCGCATTTTGTGCAGACCAGCAAGAACTCGCCGTCGTCAGTCCATTCGTGATCGCACGCCGCCTCATGTGCTTCAGGCGGTGCGGGGGCTGCGGCCATGGCCTCGAACCACATTTGCAAGACGCCATTCCCTTTCTTCCGCTCGGTCGTCATCGCGTCAAGAATTGATTGCGTAGGTTCAACCGGCACCAGTTTCCACTGACTGTTCATCCTGCAATCTCCATCGATACCAGATCATGGGCATTCACAACCTTCATGCCCGTTTTGTTTCCGTGATTGGAGTGATATCCGTTACACCGCTCGAATGACTTTCGCGCAGCGGCTGCATCTAGCAGGGACGGGTACCGCCCGAGAAATTTGTTTTTGCCGTTCAGGGTGGCGTATACGCGCCACTCGCCCCGCTCATCCCAAGACACCCCGTGGACACCACTTTTGTTCACGCAGTGCAGCCGCTGATTCCGGGCATTTTCAAGGGGCGAGACCTCTCTGAGGTTGCACCACCGGTTATCCGTTCTGACCCCGCTGATGTGGTCAACGAACTCGGCTGGAAACTTGCCGTTCATGTATAGAAAGGCCAGCCGAGCGAGGTAGTGGGTCTTCTTGTTGATCATCACCTTCAGATAGCCTTTGCGATCTTTCGTCGCCACTACAGATCCCGCTCTTGTCCGGCTTCGGCCAACCCTCCACTTGAACACTCCAGTTTCTGGGTCGTAGTGCAGCAGCTCTTTCAGCTGAGCCTGAGATATCGGCATGACGAATACCTATGCCGGGGCATGCCCGGGCGGTGGAGGGTGGGTTAAGCGGCGGCTCTGAGCGCTTCAATAATTCGCTGGCCAGCAAGCGGCGGAACAGCGTTGCCAGCCATGTGCATGGTCAGTCGATGGTTGTCGGGGCGCAGGGTGTCGGCGGGGAACGACATGGCTGCAAGCGCCTCGTTCGCGGAAAGCATGCGCATCTCATCGCCGCGCACCAGCGCCCAGCGGTCGAGCGTAGTGATGGTTCCGATCGGGCGGTTGATATCACGACCGGTCAGCCCTGAGCCCTTGCCGTAGTAGGGCATGATGAACTGATCGCCGAAGCGCTCACGGCCGTTGCGAACTCGGTCGAGCGTTGCTTGTGCACGTCCCGGCTTCTCGATTGGTGACCAACGTCCAGCGTCGAACTGAAGGAAGCTGGCGGCGGGAACGTGCTGTCGCCGGTGCAGTTCTAGCATCAGCGGCGACTTGCTTCGGGTGCAGACCAGAAACAGGCGCACTCGGTGCTGCGGCACGCCGAGATCAGCGCAGTCGACTACGTGCGGCGCGATCATGTAGCCCAACGCTGCCATAGCCTGCGACCAGGCTGGATACAGTGCCCAGTCCGTGAACTCTTCGACGTTCTCGACCAGCACCACTTCGGGCTTGTGGTACTCGGCGGCGGACACAACCGCCCAGGCTGTCGAGCGGGATGCGTCGTGCTGGGCATTGCCTGATTTCTTGCCGCGAGCCTTCGAATGACCTTGGCAGCAGGGTGACGCGAGCATCATGTCATGAGCGGGCACCTTCGACCAATCCGCCTGATGCAGGTCTTGGCAGATATGGATGGCCTGCGGGTGGTTGGCGCTGTGCCATTCGACGGCGACCGGCCAGTGGTTGGCCGCCCAGATAACTTCGATGCCGGCATTGCGGGCGCCGGTGGACCATCCGCCGAGACCGGCGAACAAATCGATAGCAGTTGGCATTGTTCGGCCTCACCTGTATGTTCACGTAAAAGTAAAGAGTTATGGTTATGGACTTTTCTGAGGTGTATCGGCTTTGCAAGAGGAGCCAGTCGCTTAAGCGTGGAGTGAAATCTGTAAGAGATCGCTTAGATAGCTCAGGCGTGCAGTACATTGCGCTCGAAGAGGTGACTGTTAATTATTTTGCTGCTATTCCGGGTTATCGATTTACAACAATTGAAGGCACTGCTTTCTTTCCCCGAGATTTAACTAAGGTGCCAAATTCTCTGGGTGTGACATGGGTGCGGGATGCATTGATTCAGGCGGATATAGTTGTGCCGCCTTATTATGCAATGGGTTTCGTCGGAAGTTATGCGTCACGCATACTTTCGGCCCGAACAGATCAGGACAAGCTTGATATAGGTAGTGAGATGCTCAGGATGATGTACCCGTCGGATGGTTTGGCACAACTCATCTGCGGAGTCTGGGCCTTGAGGCAAACGTATGAAACCTTTCACCAGACGTTGATTGAGTCAGCTAAAGCTTATTCTGTCGGACTGCATAGCGTAGCTATTATTGGTCTGCTCCCATGTATTGAGGGGATAATCAGAGCTCTTGGTGTGAAGGTGGGGCTGCGCGTAGAAGCCGCCGTTAATATCCATCAGCTGCTTAGAGTATTTGATCGACTTAAGTCAAAAGAGCTGGATATGATGTTTGATGGATACGATTGGTTGCCCTCTGACTTGAATAGCAAGCTACTGAGCCGGTTTCATGAAAGAGTTCAGATGTACGACGGCATATCTGAGTATTTTAGTACCAAACTTTATCAGCACACGAGTGATGTCAGCGATTCGACATCTCTAAATCGACACGGAATCGCGCACGGGCTATTTTACGGTTATGCGACCGCGGAGAATTATCTTCGTCTCTTCAATCTCTTAAGCGCATTGTCGATGGTTGCAGCTATCGCTGAGGGTAAGGGTAGTATGTTGCATCCAGGAGCGAGCGATAGCTCTAGAGCGCTAACTCAAAAGCTAGAGATATGTCGGGCTGTTGCAAGGTCGGTTAGGTGAGCCGAGCGTTCCAGGATTATTTGTCGTGTTGAATACGAATTGCTTCGCGGTCAAAGGCAAGCTTTAGTTTACGCGACACGTTTTCAGGTATTTCGTATTTGTGTCGCGGCGGTGGCTCAAGTAATGGAAGGGCGCCGCCCGGGCCAAGGCCGTGCAGGTGGTGAATCATCAGCGTGATTGCCTCGCCTGCTTCCTCGATGCCGCTCCAGGCCATCAGCTCAGCAAGTGCCTGGCGTGTACCGGGCAGGCAGTGCAGCCTGATTTCCTCTTCGCCGCGCTCCTTCCTCTTCGCCGCGGCTTTCGCTGAGCGATCTGCATTGCTCTTGGCCATGGCCTACCTCTTCAATTCCGCTGGCCGGCAAGTCCAGCCAGGTCTGTCGTTTGCGTTGTTGGGTGCGGAAACGTCTCACGCTGCAACCTTCACCTGATGCCAGGCGCCGGCGACGTAGAACAGCTTCGCGGCTTGGGCTTCGTCCATCGATATCTCATCGGGAATGGCGATCCAGCCTGACGCAACCAGATGATTCGGGTTCGCGCTGTTGCGCAGCTCCAGGTAGTAATGCTCGATGGCATCGGTCAGGCGCTCGACCTTGTAGATGCCCTCGGGCGATATCTCGACCGACTTGATGTACTCGGCGCCGCGCTCGTCTCGACACATGGCGGCGATGTAGATCGTCCATCGGTAGGAGAAATCAAATATCGCGTTGGCGATTGCCAGGCTGCGGATCTGCTTGCAGCTCTTCCAGTTCGCCATGATCTGGCTGCCGCTGGGGTCGATGTTCACGACCGCGACGTGGTTGGTGCGCAGCAGCGCCCGGCAGCTGCGTTCAGCCCGGGCGAAGCCGTTGTTGGGTTTGCGTTTCGACTTCATAGCGAGTCCGCCATTTTGCGCAGCGCCTTGCGTTCGGCGGCCGAAATTGGCTTTGGCCGGCGCTTGAGGACCGTTTCAGGGTCTATTTTCTTCGAGCGGGGCGGTGGCAGCGGATTGCGCGGCGGGCTTTTCAGTTGGTCGATCCGCCCGCCGGCGGCCAGGTACTGCGCAATTCGTTCAGCTATCGACTCGGCGTCCGTTCGGTGCTGCTCGACGAGGTTGAGGTGGTTGCTGATCATGCTGCTTTACTCCGAAGCTTCGCCTCGTAGTCGTCCACCAGCAGCTTGAACTGCCAGAGGTCTTCTTCGAGCTTTTCGATGTAGTCGTCGTCGCGCTTGAATTCCTGCCACCAGAGCTGACGGCCAACCACCTCGAGCGCAGGGCAGTACATGCCGACGTGCCAGAACTTCCGGCCAGTGATCCACATGCAGCCTTGAACTTGGTCCATGATGCCGCTGGCGTCGTTGTCGATATGGAAAGCCCGAAGCTTGTCCGGTGCGACGAAGCACTTGTATTCACTGCCGCCGTCTTCGCCGATCAGGCCGTCGGCGCTGGCACCAAACGCCCCGTCATCGGTGGTGACGAAGCCGGCGCGCTGAACCATCAGCCCAGTCTTCAGTTCGTGCTCCATCCGTGCCATGGGCTCAAGCTCATGGCCGCGCTTCATCTGCCACGTCTCAAACCCATTGTCCAAAGGTGTGCCGCTGATTCGCTCAACGGCCAGGCCAAACGCGTAGTTCATTGCGGCCTCTGACGGCTGACCAACTGGCTTGCCCGCAAGCGCCAACCGAACCGACTCGGCTTTCGGCGGAGCCTTGTAACCGGCCTCAATCATCGCTTCCTTCTCTGTCATGCCAGCCTGTACAGCAGCAACGAACATCTGCTGCTTTTCGTCCAGGCCGCCGACCTTCGTCCGGGCAACGCCGAACATGCTGGCGGTGATGCAACCGGCACGTGCCTGATGCCACTCTGGACTACCTTGTTCGCATTCGATGAGGATCATGCTGCTGCTCCCTTCGCCAGAGCCTGTTCAAGCTCTGCCTTGCGGTCGTTAATGGCTGCTTTGAATTGCTCGTAGGCGGCCATGTCCTTTGATTGCTTGATGGACTCAAGCCCGGACACCCACACCGCCTGCAAGGCTTCGATCGTGTCCGCTGCCTTCGCTTGAGATGACCAGCCCTGAGCCAGCGCAGCATCCGTGGCCGGCTGATCGGAAACAGAGGTCAGCTTCAGCCCCTCGTCCGACTCGGTATTTAGATAGTGGATCGCCTTCTCGAGGCGGTCAGTCTTCGGCCAATATTTGTAGGCCTGCTTCACGCACGTTTTCTTCGTCATTTCGCCCGGATCGGTTACCCAGGGGCAAAGCTTAGAGTTGTCTTTGATGTAGGCCTTCCACGCCTCGGAACGATCACGAATGGCGATAACCTCATTCATGCTCATTGGGTGGGTGAGGTAGTCGCCATCTGCGGTCTTGATGACCACATAGACGCCAATGACATTGCCGCGATCAGTCGAGAAGGGCTTCGACTTGTGGGTTGGCGGCTGATCAACCCCGTTCAGCTCGAAGACATCGCTCTCGTACACCAATTTCGCCTGTCCCCAACGCACCGAGCCGGTGGACATGGCCAAGTCCATCAAGCCCATGTAGGAAATGTCTAGGCAGATCTTTCCTTTTCGCGGAACGAAGTAGGCTTGTTTTTTGGCCGGGTTCAGGCTGAGTCCGATCGACGCGATATTGGTCACGGCATCGATGACGGCTTGGCGATTTTGCAGCGCTACCTTCAGCGTGTAGCTGTTGGCTTCAAGGATCTGGATGGCGAAGTTCGCCTCCCGATCAAAGTTCAAGCTTGGCTCGGCCTGCACGGCCAAGAAGGCATCGCGGCACGCATAAATGTCGCCCGTGACGAGCGCCAGATCATTGGACATGACTGTTCTCCGCGCCACCGGAGAGGGGCGCTGTGAAAATGATTACTGGGTGGCTTTTGCGATGGCGGCTCGAAGCTCAAGGAGCTCCTTGAATTCCATATACTCAGCCTGATCGCTAATGCCTGGCACGTAAGGGAATGAGTCGATGAACCTGGCCCAGGCAGCTACAGTGTTCTGAGCTGCCGCCAGCAGCGCCGGCGAGGCGGCGAACAGATTTGCGTTGGCCTGCTGTTGCTCGGGCGCTTCGGTTGGGCCAACCGCTGCCACTTCCTGAAGTGTCGAGCCGCGCAGCCTGGCTTCGATGTATATCGTTCCGCCATGCGGGCACGAAGTGAAAAACGGTCCAGGCGTGTGTTTTATTCCAGTCATGACGAATCCTTGCCGCGACGTGCGCAGCGATTGAAGTTGAAAGTCAGGAGGTGATGCGGTCGGCGAGGGCGCTGAGCGGCATCAGAAGGGTGAAAACGCCGATGGCGGAAAACGATCCGCGCCAAATCAGCGTTCGGCGGGCCATCTGCCGGCCGGTCATCGGAAGACTTGGTAGGTGGTGGAGCGCGGCACCTGGCAAGTACCCGAGCCATCGCGAATGACACCGTAGGCGCCTGCACCGGCAACCAGAATCACAACGAGAATCCAGTAGATGAGGTTCATGACCGAGCCCTCACAGCGATGCGGCCTTGTTTGATGGCGGCCACCAGTGGAGGGGGAAGCGCTGAAACAGGAAGTTCGCGAGGGATGCCAGCGCCGACAACTGCGAGGCTGCGTGCAATCTCCTCCAGTTGCTCGTCGAGAAGCGTTTTCACCGGTGCAGTAGTCATGCCGAAACTCCTTTCAGATGCGCGTTTCGCTCGACGAACTTGGCGTCCAGCGCATCCCGATAACGATTGGCGGTGCGGGTGTCGATGATCTCGGCGAACTCCGCCATTTCAATCATGCCCATGACGAAGGTGCGATCCGGCACCGGAGTGCAGGACTTGCGCATCTTCGCGATCTCAAGGCCCAGCCGGGCCAGTGCTACCTGATTGCTCATAGCTCGTTGTCCTCGGCCTGGGCGATAAGTGCGTCATCGACAAGGGGGCGAAGTAGGCCCTCTGCGATTTCGCCAAGCTTGCCCAGTGGGTGGTCGCTGGGGCCGAGGAGTTCGGCGGCGGCTACCTTGTCAGCGTGGCCGCGCTCGGCAGCGATCAGCAGGTAGCCCAGCGAAGCCGTGGTGACCTCGCAGTCTGCAAGCCGTCCGTTTGTATGCTCATCAACTGCCAGAGCGAACTGGGCCAGCGTGACGCCCTGAGCCGGCCGCATGCGGCGCTGGAACGAGACGTCGCAGCCGAACCGCACCAACTGCTCGACCGAGTTGTACAGCCAGTCAGCCCGAGCCACTTCCTGCGCGCTCTCGCTCACCATCGGAGGCAACTGCGCGTCGTGCATGGCCTGACAAATCTTCAGTGCTGCGTTCATGGTTGCCTCCAGATCGGCGTTATTCGGTTGGCGGAGCGGGAAGAGGCGCCCAATGGGTTGTCACTGGCGGTCGTACCGGATGGCCGACACAATCAGCGTGTTGACACCACTCCTCAACGTCGTACCAACAACCCTCGATAATTGAGTCGAGGTAGTAGCCGAAGCCTTCACCCAAATTGCGCCAAACCGCGACCAGTTGATCCGGCATTGGCATCTGCTCGTCGCAGTTGATCCAGCCGCTCATGGCGACCTCCAGTGTTTGGGGTTAGGCGGAGCGGGCGGCGAGCATTGCGTCGGCGAGCTCGTAGGACGCAGCTGCGATCTTCTCGTTGCTGATCAGGCCCCATGTGTCTGCGTGAGCGCAGATGCCTTGCATGGCCTTGGTAGCGAAGTAGTCGCGAACCGTGATGCCGAAGCAGGTGCCGTGCCCGCCGTATTCGTTGGCGCTAACAGGGAAGGCTGGTTCCTTTGCGGCGTCGACGGCTTGGCACTCGAAGCACACGCCGCCGGACTGTTCCGACTCCTCGATCAGGCTGTTGCACTTCAAGCACGACCCGAAGCGTTCCGGATCTGGTGGCTGAAAATTCATGGCTTTCTCCATTCGTTGATTGATCCAACAAAAGTCGGATGCACTCATCCGCTCCGCTGGTTGCCGTTGGGCGCGGAGGGGAGTGCATTCGGGGTTTTTCGGGGGAGGGATGCCGGTTACGTCTCCGGCGACGAGTTCCACGGCCGTGTTCAGTTCACCAGCGCTCGATGACAACCGATTCTGGGATTAATGCAGG